ACTGCAATGATAACTGCACCAGCAATGGTTGTGGGAGATGTAGATTCATAAACGTACTTAAGTTTTGTGAATTTATATGACTCATAACCGGTTGACATGGTGGACAGCCAAGGGAAAGATAGAGGAAGTCCGGGATTAATTCCGAACTCTTGTGACGTAAAAAGGACAGAACCGTTTACTTCGGCGATGTACTCTTTATGACAAATCCTCACCCTACCATCACCATTATTCTTAGGCATGCTAAACCGAGGTTTAGTAAATCTTTGAATAATGCCTTTGGCTACAGGAGCGTTGACTTTGGTCATCCCATTTTGGGACACTTTTGAATTCTTTGGAAGCTGTGCTTTTGATTTATTCATGGTTGTAGTTTACTATACTTAAAGTTAATTTTGTATGGGATCCACTGATTAACAACAGTGGACCGTACATTAGGATTCTCTTATAATTAGTCCTACGGCTTACCTTCCTATCAGAGGAAGCGCGCAAAGGACCACGTATAAGATAGAGCCGTGCGGTCTCTTGGCATTCTGGATAGCACTAAAATAATAGTTTTGGTCTTATTAAGAATCCTAACCCCATGAACAGTTTAACGACATGTTCGGGTCGATACCCAGGTTCTACTCCAGGTACTCATCCATGATGAGGCCCTCGGGGACTTTAAATTGTATAGTATCATCAACCTTCTCCTCAACAACTTTAACTTGAAGATTAAGAAAAAGTTCATTCATCTTTTTATGATAACGGACCAAACCTTCATGGTTCTTAAGTTCCTTTCTAAAAGACTGTAAAGTCTTTTTAGGAAAGATCTTAATTTCCAGAGGGTGTGATTCGGTATCAATCGAACCTACATTGAAGTAGGGACTCGAGTTACTAGATGGTATGTCCAACTGATTAAAATTGTTGGGTTGAGTTAGGGGAATAAATCGATAGAAACCGTGATGATACAGCTTCCTCTTCACATTTTTATTGATAATGGAATCTTGTAACGCCGGTATACGGTAGGACAGGGCCTTAAGTGGCTCGTAATCACTCTGGTGTGTCTTCAATAAGACCTCTTGGTATATGTATGACGCTAACTTCGATTGAAAATTAGTGAAATACACATGAGGTCTGATCTCAGGATGTAGCTTAAAGCCACAGCCACCCAAGAAAGGAGACACAAAGAGAGAATATTGTCCTGCCTGTGTACACGTTCTTACGTCCTTTTTGTTGTAATGCATAAACCTTTGATGAGCGCGGTACTTGTCGTGAGCTCCACTTATAACTTCGTTATAGGTAGAGTTAACGGGAAGAAGTTCCTTCTTGCGCTTCCCCAACTTCGTTTGTCCAGTTAAAAGTCCGACATTCAAGTAACCAATTTCACTAAAACTCTCTGTGCCCCTGTTAAACAGGAAGCCCATGGAATTAATAGTGAAAAAGGTCTTATGGACGTAGTTCTTTCCTAAAGAAAGTTCGAATCCAACTTGAGTGATCTTACTTAACCAGATACGATAGAAGTCATCATTGGCTCTAAACAAAATGTCGTCGCCGTTGATCAAGACCGGAAGGTTATGGAGAGCTATTTGTCTTCCAAAATACTCTTCCATAGCCGCCCAATACGCTACGAGGTTAACCGTACAAAGTATAGGGAAAGAGAGAGTAGAACCCATTAACTGACCATTGGTCTGCATAATGGGATCTAGATCCCCTTTTCCCGAAAACTTTTTCGGATAACTT